ATTATTAATCATGGCTACAGTTCTATCGGGTACTTCGGGAGCGTTATACTATTCTCCTGCTGGTACAAGCGTAACAACTCTTACAGCAGCAGCTTTTCCTTCATCAGGAGGAAACATAACTGTTGGATCTCAGTTGGGTTACAGAGTAAATGACACAGTAACACTTGCATATCCAGCAGGAGCAACACTTCCTAGTGGTGTAATTACAGCAGGAGACTATTTTGTAAAAACTTATGATGCTTCTACTGGTGTTATGACTGTTTCTGCAACAGCAGGAGGAGCAGCAGTAACAGCATCAGCAGACCCTACTTTTGTTGCTGGTACATTTGCAAGCATTACATTTACAGCACCATTAGTTGTTGGATCTGTAAGAGAATGGAGTTTTGAAATAACCAGAGCAGAAATTGACGTAACAAGTATTGGTCAAACTGTTACTCAAACCGCACCATTTAGAACATTCATCTCAGGTTTCGCTGATGGTAGTGGTTCTGCTAGTGTTTACTCCACAGATGATGATACACTTCTTTCCAGTAGAATGGTTGAAGACGTTATTCAACGTCAACAAGCTGGTGCAAAAGTAAGATTGTATATTGATCGTCAGATGAGTGGTGCTAACGTAGATCAAAACGCAAGTAGATCAATCTTGGCAGATATTATTCTTACTTCTGCAAGCTTTAACGTCAACCCAGATGACGGACAGGTTGTAGAGATAGCCTTCAGACCTAGTGCTGCTCCTACATTCGACCTATCTAAAACAGCTTAAATTAGCATAAGTTAACGAACCTCAGTTTATCTGGGGTTTTTTCATGTTTTGCATTAGAATATCAATATATTGATTTTATTTTATGGCAAGCAATCTATCAGCATTGGATCGTTTAAGAAAGGCTGCAAATCTTGAACCTGTTAAAAAAGAAGTTGAATTATCTGATGGTTCTATCTTCGAGATGTATGTAACACCATTAACAATGGCAGAAAGAGAAAGAGCACAAAGGCTTTCTAAAGATGATAATAATAATTTTGCTTTGCAATTATTACTTACAAAAGCAATAGATGAAACTGGTAGAAAACTTTTTAATGCAGGAGAAATTGATGTATTAAAAAACGAAGTAAAAGATAGTGACTTACAGAAGTTAATGCTTGCTGTTATTCAAGAAGAAGAGGAAATAATCGACCCAAAAGACTAACTGCTGAATTGAAGAGAGATAATTTTATGATGCTTCAATTTAGTGTGGCTAAAGAATTAGGTAAAAGTTTAAGAGAAGTAAGAGATATGACCTTAAGTGAACTTATTGGTTGGAGTTCTTATTTTGAGGTAATTAATGAAGAACAAGAAAAAGAATTTGAAAAAGCAAAACGTAGGAGATAAGCTAGAATAAAGTAACCTTTTATTGTTTAGTCGTGGCAACTAGAGCAGATATAGAGATTAATGTAAAAGGTCTTAAAAAAGTACAGGAATTATCAAAACAATTAGATAAAGTTAGTGGCAAAGTAGATAGTTTAAATAAAAGAGGTGGAAGTAAAACCGAAAAACAAGCAGCAAGCTTTGAAGAAAAAAAAGCAGCTTCAATGGTTCGAGTTAGAAATATTGGAGATCAAATACAAAAAGCAAAAGAAGCAGGACTAAAAACAGATAAAGCAAGCCGAGCATTAAACAGAGCAGCTTTAGCAAATGATAAAGGCAAATTAAAACTTGCCAAAGCTCATACAGATTCCGCCTTAAGAGAATTAAAAGCAGAACAAGCTACTACTAAAGAGATGGCTAACCAAGTTAGATTTAGTAAACTTTTAAGGGCAACTAGATCAAGAGGAGGAGGAGGAAGATTTACTAGACCAGATAAGTTTAATGATAGAACTAATGCAGCAGCAGCAAGAAGCGGACTTATTTCTGGTGCGTTCCCATTGTTATTTGGACAAGGACTTGCTGGAGGTGCAACTGGTTTTGCTGGAGGTTTTATAGGGACTAAAATGGGTGGTCAGATGGGAGGCTTTGCAGGAGGTCTTGTTGCTACTGCTGCTCTTCAACAAATAACAACCACTATAACTGCCGTAGGAGAGCTTGGACAGGCATTAAATCCTCTAACAGCAGACGCTAATAGACTTGTAACAGCATTAGGCTTGGCAGGAACGGCTGAAGCAGAAAGGATCAAATTGATTGAACAAGTTGAAGGTAGACAAGCTGCATTGGCAGCAGCCACAGAAAATATGGCTTTAGTTATAGGAGATGATGGTGTTGATGCTCTAAAAGAATTTGGTTCTAAATTTAACGATATACAAGGAAATATGTCTCAATTCTCTTTAAAATTACAATCTAAGTTTGCAAAAATGTTCAATGCAATAATAGATAGATTTCCTGGTATTTTTGGAGATAGTAGAACTCCAAAAGAAGATACTGCTTTCACAGATAAATTAGAAAAAGATACCACTGCAATAGCTTTAAGCACTGAAATAGAAAGAATATCTAAAGAATTAGAAAGATTAAAAAATGAAAGAGCTATTGCTAATGATTCTGGAATTGGGATTCCAAAAGCACCAGGTTTCTTTAGAGGAGGTTCAACTCTTTTTCCTAGTCAAATGCCTGATCTGAATGAGGGGATAGATAAAGCAACAGAAAATAAAGAATTAGACAAATCAATTAGAATAGCAGAACAACAATTAAATAGTGCAAAGAAAAGTCTAGAAATAAGACAAAAAAATATAGACACAATAGTTAAAGGCAATATCGCTCAAGAAGAAGCTAAAGATATAACTGATTTAATTTTAAGGTCAACTAGGAAAAATGTAGAGTTACTTGAGGCTAAAAGAGATGGAAACCTTCAAGAAGTAGAAACACAACAAAAAGTTGCTGAGATAGTTCAAAGAATAGTTGATTTAGGAATTAGTAAAGATTTAATTGATGAAGAAGAAATAAAAAAACTTGTTGAAAAAGAACAAAAATTAGAATCTCTATTATCTAAAACAAAAGATTTGGGTTCAAATTTTGAAAGGATTGGTAAATCTATTGCTTCTGGTGTTAGTGATAATTTAACTGCTGCGATAATGCAAACAAAAACTTTAGGCGATGCTGCAAAATCAATATTAAATGACTTAAGTTCTACACTTATAAGACTTGGTGTGAATACTATTTTAGGAGGTATTGCTCCTAATATTTTTGGTAGTTTACCAATGTTAGGAGGTAAGGCAAGAGGCGGGCCAGTTAAAGCAGGAGGTAGTTTTGTAGTGGGAGAAAAAGGGCCAGAATTATTCGTACCAAAAAGATCGGGCACAATAATCCCTAATAATAAACTTGGTGGAGGTAGTACAAATATTAGTGTAAATGTAGATGCTTCTGGATCGTCTGTTCAAGGGAATAATGAAAGTGGAAAAGAACTTGGCAGAGTTATTTCAGCAGCGATACAATCAGAATTAATAAAACAAAGAAGGCCAGGAGGTTTATTAAGATAATGGCTACTTTTCCTGATTACAACCCTGTTTTTTCTGCAAACAAAACTGATATTACTAATACAAGAGTAGTTCAATTTGGTGATGGTTATCAGCAAAGATTTACTTTTGGCATAAATCAAAAAGCAAAACAATGGAGTCTTACATTTAATGTTGATAATGAAGATGCAACTGAGATTGAAACATTTTTAGAAGCAAG